TGGGGTCCAGCTCTCAGGTCCGTACTCGAAGAAGGGATCGCCAGCTACCAGGCTCTTCAGCGAGACAACTTCCCCCCGGACCCCAAAACCAGTGTTCGGTTCATGCACTCGAAGGCGCACCGGACTGGCGGCGGTGTGTTTCGCGCAATACGGGCAGTAGAGAGAAAGTGGTCCGGGCAATTTGGTCAACGTCGCCTCCGGCTGTTTCGACGATTGTACGCGTCCTGGGCGGCTGAAACTGCCGGTTCCACGTGACACGCGCATACGTTTGAGAGGTGCCGAGACCGAACCACCAACGGATGGAGGGATCGCGCCTCATCGTCCGGATGGCCCGGTCGGAGATGACGGAACTGCGCGAAAAGACCACGGTGGGCGGCTTCCCCTCGATGAGCGACACCGTGCGCGCCGCCATCGCGGCCTTCCAGCCGAAACGTACCGACGTTTCCGGCAGCGCGAGCCGAAACGTATGCGAGTTACCGAGCCTTGGCGATCTGACGGTGGCCTACGATGAGTGAACCAGCGAAAGAGCGGGCCCTGACGGACCGCCAAAGCCGATTCGTGGACGAGTACCTCGTGGACCTCAACGCCACCAAGGCGGCCATCCGGTCGGGCTACAGCGCCAAGACGGCGGCGTCACAGGGGGAGCGCCTGTTGAGAAATGTTGAGGTCGCGGGCGCCATCGAGAAGCGCAAGGTGGAGCGCTCCGCCGCCACCGGCATCACCCAGGAGAGGGTACTCCGCGAGCTCGCGGTCCTGGCTTTTTCGGACGTGACGCACTACCAGGTGGACGAGAACGGAAGGGTGACCCTTGCTGAAGGGGCGCCCGAGGGGGCGCTCCGAGCCATCTCGTCGATCAAGCACAAGACGCGCTCCTACGGCGATGGCGACGACACGACCATTGAGCACGAGGTCGAGGTGAAGCTCTGGGACAAGACGCCAAACCTGAAGCTGGCCGGCCGTCACGTCGCCACGCCAGGCTTCTTTGAAAAGCTCGAGGTGACCGGCAAGGACGGGAAGGACCTTGTGCCTCCGGAGGCGTCGGAGGCGCTGGCGGCGTTGGCGGCGATCGGGATCAAGTCGGAACCGAAGGAGTAGCGGTGGGCGAAAGCCTGCTGGCCCGCAAGACGCGCGAGGTGGGCGGCCCTGAGGAACTGGTCCGCCAGCTCGGGCCGGCCCGCGTGCTCGAGCTGACGCGGACCTGGCGCGCCATCGCCCGCCCCGAGCAGCTCGAACCCGCGGGCGAGTGGGATACATGGTTCATCAAGGCCGGCCGGTTTTGGGGGAAGACGAAGACGGGGGCGGAATGGACCCACGAGCTCGCGAAGAAGGCCGCCCGGTGGATCAAGGAGGGCCGCCTCCGCCCCGAGCAGGCCGAGATCCACATTGCCGGCCCGACCGCGGCCGACGTCCGAGACGTCATGATCCGGGGACCGGCCGGGATCCTCGCGTGCTCTGACCCGTCGTTCCCCGCCACGTACACGCCAGGCGCGCGCCGCGTGGACTGGCCGGGGGGCGTGTTCGCGCTGCTGTTCTCCGGCGAGGCCCCGGACCGCCTCCGCGGCCCCCAGGGGATCGGGGCATGGGTCGACGAGCTCCCCGCCTGGCAGTACCCCGAGGAGTGCTGGGACAACCTGCAGTTCGGGCTCCGGCTCGGGCCAGACCCCCGGACCTGCTGCACCACCACGCCGCGGGCGACGGCCTTCGTGAAGGAGCTGCTCAAAGCGCCCGGGACGCACGTCACCCACGGGCGCTCGAAGGACAACGCGGCCAACGTCTCGGCCAAGGCGCTGAAGCGGCTCTACGACAAGTACGGCGGGACGCGCCTTGGCCGCCAGGAGCTCGACGGCGACGTCCTGGACGACAACCCGAACGCGCTCTGGAAGCTGGTGGACATCGACCGGCTCCGCCTCCGGATGCCGAGCACCTACCCGGTGCCGCTCAACCTGCACACGGCGCCGTGGCAGGACCAGGGGGCGGACATCCAGACCGCGAGCGCCCTGCTGCGCGACCTCCCGCGGCGGGCGGAGTGGGCGCGGATGGTGCTCCACGCCCTGGGCGTCGAGGTCGAGCGGGTTGTGGTGGCCTGCGACCCCAGCGGCTCGGAGCGGGTTACGAGCGACGAGGTCGGCATCGTGGTCGTGGCCTGCGGGATGTGCAGTTGCAAGGGCGTCCCGGAGCGCCATTCCTTCACGATCGACGATCTCACCGGCTCGTACACGCCGGCGGAATGGGGGGCGCTGCTGGTCGGGGCCTACGCTGCGTTCCGCGCGGACCGGATCGTCGCCGAGACCAACTACGGCGGGGCCCTCGTCGAGTCGAACCTCCGGGCGGCCGAAGGCGGAGGGAACCTGCCGTTCACGGGCGTCCACGCCCGCCAGGGGAAGGCGCTCCGAGCTGAGCCGGTCTCGGCCCTCACCGAGCAGGGGAAGGACCACCACGTCGGCACGTTCGCCAAGCTCGAGGACGAGCTCACCCAGTGGGATCCGCGGGACCTGACGGCGAAGAGCCCGAACCGGCTGGACGCCAAGGTCTACGGCACGAGCGAGTTGATGGTAGATGGCGGGGTGGCGTCGTTCGCCGGGCTGGGGCCGACACCGTCCATGCGCCGACGCCGCTGAACGGGCGTAACCTTGGTCGCCAGGAGGTTCGAGCATGGCGATAGAAAAGAAGTGGCCAACGGTGAAGGTGACGTTCGGTTGTGACACAGCCGGTTGCACAAGGACCGGAGAGGCGTCGGTCCCGGTGGGCGATGACGGCAGGCTATCGTCAGTCACGATCACCGCGCCCGCTGGCTGGAGCAATCCCCTGGGGAAGCCACGCCTATGCCCGATCTGTGCCAAGGGCGGTGTCAGCCTGGACGGCGTCGGGTAGGCCAAAACTGACGCCGGAGCCGGCGGTCACGCCATCGTTCGAACGTGGCGAACCGCCGTGCTCCGACCGTGGCCCAGACCTGGGGCGTCCCCCCGAGCCAGCGCTCAAAGACCTTGCCGTTCGGCGGCTCGGGCGAGTTCCCCGTCCTCTCCCCGCTCTACCGCGTCGACGACACGAAGGAGCAGATCGACGCGATCCTCGAGCAGCACGACGCTGGGAACTTCATGCAGAGCGCGGGCCTCGTCGACCAGATGATGACGAACGACCGCCTCCGTGGCCTCGCCGGGACGCGGGCGGACGGGCTCTTGGCCTGCCCGGTGAAGGTCACGCCCGCGCGGGAGCGGCGGGTCGATAGGAAGCTCTCCGAGCTCATCGGCGGCAACGGCCAGGACGTCCAGGGGTGCTGGCGGGACATCTGCTCCGCCCACGCCATGCGCCAGCTGCTGGAGTGGGGCTGGTTCCTAGGCGTGGCCGTAGCCGAGCAGACCTACGACACGGAGACGGGCGTGCCGCGCCTGTCGCCCTGGCACCCCTCGCAGCTTCGGTGGGACGCGACCTACGAGCGCTTCGTCCTCAACTCGAAGAAGGGGGCGATCTACCTCCCGCGTCCGGACCTCGGCGAGGTCAGCCGCGAGTGGTTCCTCTGGTGCCCGTTCGGCGTGAAGTACGGCTGGCGGCGCGCCTACGTCCGATCGCTCGGCGAGAAGTACCTCAGCGGCCAGTGGAACGACCGCGACTGGGACCGCCACAACGAGAAGCACGGCCTGGCTATCGTGGAGGCGAAGGTCCCGAGCGGCGCTTCGGGCCCGGACAAGGAGCGGTACCTCGAGGGGCTGGAGAACCTCGGGAGCGAGGGTCTCGTCTTCTCGCCCCAGGGGAAGGCGGGGGACGCGAGCTTCGGCATCCAGCTCCACGAGGCGACGGCGCGCACCTGGGAGACCTTCAAGGAGCGGAAGTCGTCGCTCTACACCGACTTCGCGATCTTGCTGTTCGGCCAGGACCTGCCGACCGAATCGAAGGGCGGCGGGGGCCTCGGGAACGGGACCGCGAAGAGCGCCGACGCCGTGCGCGGCGACAAGAAGGCCGAGGACGCTGAGATCGGGCCGGCCCTCAGAGCTCAGGTCTTCAAGCCCTGGGTCGAGTACGCCTACGGCGACCCGGACCTGACCCCGTTCTTCGAGTTCGAGACGAAGCCCGAGGACGACAAGAAGGCGAAGGGCGACGCTCACCTGGTGACGGCGCAGGCGATCAAGGCCTACCAGGATGCGGGGGTCGAGGTGAACGGCGACGAGATGGCGGAGGGGGCGGGCGCGCCGCTCCTTTCGCCCGAGGAGGCCGCGGCGAAGCAGGCGGAGCGCGACCAGCGGGCGGCGGCGAGCGCCGATGCGATGGCGGCAGCCGCAGGTGGTGCAGGCGCGGCCAGCGGCGATGGTCAGGGCGAAGCTGACGACAGGAAGGACAAGGTCGACGACGCGGAAGGCGCCGGGGACGAGGGGCAGAAGAGCGCCGCGCTCCGCATCCAGCCGCCGGGCGTGGCGAAGCGCTACGATTTCCAGGGGCTGCCGATCGCCGTCGAGAACCTCGCCGGCTCCACGCGCATCTGGCAGTCCGAGGACGGCAAGAGCATCGGCTCGACGAGGATGCTCTACGACTACGGTTTCATCGAGGGCGTGACGAGCGGAGATGGCGAGGAACTGGACTGCTACGTCGGCGACGATTCCGAGGCGACGGACGTCCACATCGTCCACCAGCTGCTCGCGCCCGACTACAAGCGGCACGACGAGGACAAGACCATGCTCGGGTTCTCGGACGCCGGCGCCGCCAAGGCCGCCTACCTCGCGCACCGAAACGACGGCGAGCGCGCCTTTGGGGGAATGTCGACAATTCCGCTCGATCGGTTCAGGGCCAAGCTGAAGCGGCGCGCCCCTGAGTCGACGGGGAAGATCCGCGCGAGCGTGACCGCGCTGAAGACTCCGCGGGTCACCGCCGGCAAGGGGAAGGTCGCTCGCTACATCGACCAGCTCGACGCGAAGGCGGCGGCGGCAGGCGCGAAGTCCATGCGGCCATTTCTCGAGGCCATCCTCGCCAGCATCGACGAGGTGATCGCCGAGGGCGGGACCTACGACGACGTGAAGGCCCGCGCCGCCGCCCGGTTGAAGGTGAGCGACGGCGCGGCGCTTGCGCAGATCGCGAAGCACAGCCGGATCATGGGGTACCTCGGCGGCCGGGCGGCGATCCTGAATCTGGTCTAGCCCGCGGTGACCACGGAAAGGAAATTCATGTCTGTGTCGGCAGGGCGCGCCGTCATTTCAGCGTCAGGCAGGAGCGTGCGCTACGGGTGCAGACGGCTCGTGTCGAACGTCGCGCCTGCGTTCTGAAGAGCGCCCTTCTCGTCGGGCGTGATCGCAAGAACGACGCTGCCATACACGGCGACGAAGTCGAACCCGGGAGGACCCGGAAGGATGCTCGACCCTTTGTAGATGATCACGCCATCTGCATTCGGAAGCGCGTCGGCGCCAAGGGCTGTCAGCAGTTGTCCAAGGGTTCTCATCCTACGATCTTGCGTCCTGACGGTAGGTGCGCACAACCGCCCGCAACCGGCCGGTGCGGTCGTCAAATCAGGCTTAGAGTCCGAGCCGGTCGCGCATCACCGCCGCGATCTCGTCGTCGTAGGCGCTGAGGTCTGGCGCCCAGTCGTCGCCCGTCACGCTGGGCGGCGACCCGAACCCTTCCGCCGCCTCGGTATCCGGAGGCGCCTCGGTGAGACCCTCGTCCGAAGCCTCCTCTGCGGTCAGCGGCGCGAGCTCCGAGCGGCAGTTGAAGTGCAGCGGCGGGTGGTGCGAGTCCCAGAACGGGTCATCGGCCGGCAGGATGATCGGGTCCCCGTCGAAGTCGGCGCAGATGTCGCTCTGGCGATCGTCGTCCACCACGTCAAGGCGCCAGAAGGGCCGGGCGTCCTTCACCTCCGGCGCGGTCATGATCTCGTACCGCCCAGCGTTCTGGGCGTTCATCACGTTGGTCCGGAATATGGTCTCGATCCGGGGTGAGTCCGCGAAGCCCCATGCCTCCATGAGGCTGTTCTCGACCTGGGCGCGGAAGTCGGCGAGCGGAAGGCCCTGCTCGAGCGCGGCATCCACGGCATCGTAGACCTGCTGCACGACGTCGGCCTCGGCCACGCCCGAGACCCAGAAGGACCGCTCGCGCTCGGCCGCGTCGAGGATGTCGAGCTCGTCCGAGGTAATCGGGTCCTTCCGGCGGAAGGCGCGGACGGCCTGCTCGAAGTGCGCGGGGTCCGCCGAGGGGGCAGGGCCTGATGGCTTTTCACGCCTGGGAGGCATCCGGGACCAGCATGGG